TTAAGTCACCTGCTCAAGTAGCTGGCGATGATGATCAGCTAGAAGCTATCTACAATAAGCAACACGACTGTACTGAATGGACTGATCCTAAGAACTTCAAGACATATGATGAGCTTAAGTCTCGTCTGGCTCTTGTATTAGGTGAGAGTGCACCACGCACTGTACGTGAGAATGTGTCATTAGATACTTCTACGCCTTATGTGGCTCCTCAAGCTTCTGCTCCTGCAGCAGCTGCTCCTATGGCCGCTCCTGCGCCTATGGCAACAGCAGAGAATACTGCTCTTGATGAGGATGATACTATGTCGTACTTTGCTAAGTTAGCAGCTGACGACTAGTTATCTAACCCCGTCACCTATATGACTAAATGAACTCCCACCATTGTGAATATCAGTGGTGGGATTACTTTGTTGATATACTACTGATCCTGTATTGTGTACTGTGTTATTAGTATCACCTACTTGACCAATATAGTTACTTTCTCTCATAATCTCCCGTTGATGAGCCATAGCATCTAACGCATTTAACTCATCTCCCATTGCAACAAATCCTCTACTTACCCTACCAGAACCTACTCCATGGTATCGTTGTGTTGGAGTAGATATTGTATCAATAGCTGCTGAAGTACCAAGTCCAGCTGGTGCTGCGTTCGGGTATGAAAGTCTTGGATCCATCATTAATTCATACCCACCTGAAGCACCAGGTATTTTTTCTATCCCACCATTTCCCCATTGATAACCAGGCATCAGTTGACCGTCAGACCCTATCATTTTTGTATATTCTTCATGCATTTTTCTATATTGATCGTGATTATCTTTACCCATAACATAATCAGATAACGCTCTATATACTAATGTTTCACCGCCCATGGCCATTAATGAACCACCTACAACACCACCAATAACATTTCCCCAGCCAGGACCTAAGACAGTACCTAAAGCAGTTCCGGCTAATGCACCACCAGCGATACCTAAACCTAATCCACCAATGATTGAAATAATCTGATTGCCTTTTTCATCTGAGTTCAAGGTATCATCTTCTAGTATCTCGTTAATCCTGTATGCGTCAATCCCAATCCCAATTGGAGTTAATATTTTAGCCATTTTATTAAAGTTTTGAACTCTTTTATACCAAGGCTTATCTTTAAAGGGTATTTTTTTTGCTCCATCAGGAGTACCTGATGTATTAGATGTACCTGATGTATTAGATGTACCTGATGTATTAGATGTACTTGGCGGACCATCAAGTTTTGTAAACTGTCCAAGTTTAACTGGAGCTCCACTCTTTGCTTTCAACCCATCTGCAATATCATCCATAGTCACTCGTCTTACTGTGGCTTTAGGGGCTTTAGGTTTTAAACTCTCAAGATGTGCAGCTCTGGCACCTTTAGCCTCAACTGTTGAACCTCTACCTTTACCAAACCCAAATCTAAACTTGTTATTAATATCAGTGTCGTCTGGTAGAGGTATCTTAGCTTTAAGTAGATACTTTCTAATTTTATTTAATAATCCTACTGTTACTATTGTTGCAGTAGCCGCAATACCTGTTAAACTAGATTGCAGTGCAGGGTCGTTTAAATCAATTTCACCATACTCTCCTGGTAAGTTAACATTAGCTTCACCTGTTTTATCATCTGTTTTTATACCAAACATTAACTTGATACTTTCAAATACTTTATCTGAATAAGCTGTAGCTATAGCTGTAGCAAGCTTTGCATATGTGTTCTTAGTGACAATTCCTGCAAAAATATATGCTGTAAGACCTTTACTAGTACGATCAGCAATGGTTTGCTTTTGCTCTTCTGTGAGGGTTAAATCAATACCTTCCTCTTCTAATAACTTAAAGCCTGCTATAATAGCATCATCAGCAAAATTATAAACTAACGTAGCTATAGATCCTTTTTTAATTAGATTACCTGCTAGCAGACCAATTGATCCAGCTAAAGTACTACCTAACATAGAACCTAATGCATTAGCCATAAACTGACGTACAGGTGTTATTCCTACCCCTTCCATAAACCCTGAACTAAATCCCATGGGTTTAGATAAATTAGTAGATTTTACAGATTTAGAAAGTCTTTGTGCTTTTCTTTCAGCTACTAACTCATCTCCCCTAGCGTCTTTTATACGCTGGAGTTCTTCTTGGTCAATATCTAACATCGCTTTAATGTAATCTCTCACATCACCTAGTGTGTCATTTTGTTTGACTAGCTGTTCGTTTAACGATGTTAAAGTTATTGTCATTGTTAGATCGCCTGTTGTTGTCTTTGTTGTTCCTCTGCTTTAAGATCATCTTGAAGCATTTGGATATATATTTCCCTCTCCCAAGGTATCATATTATCAATATCAGTTAAAGAGTATTTATGGTTTTGCATTAGCTGATAGTTTACATTATAAAAATTAATTAGGTTATCATGTGAGAGGGTTATTAAAAAAAATCATTCATCCCTGTCAATGTTATATTATTTAAATGGTTACATTTACCACAATTAAACTCTACATTCTTAGTAAGTTTAGGTAGATCATTAACGAACTCCATTACTACTTTAAATTGATCTCCAGTTAAATTTTCTAGGAAGGAATTCTTTTCTTCTTCTGTTTCATCATCAAATTTAATTTGTTCTTCTTCACTAGATATTGTATCTAAACAACATATTGCTAAAGTATATAAAGCATCTGTTAAAGTTTCTTGATTAGCATCAATATCAATCATGCTAGACCATCTAGGGTATCTCATAGTTAAAGTATATTCATCAGTTAGTTTAATTTCTTTATTTTTATCAGTGTCTATATTGATATCATCAAGCTCTACATTTACTTCTGTGTCTTCTTTACATTCTTCACATTTAATAGCAACCTTAGCAGACTCTCCTGCTGACTTTGATCTAATCTGAGTAAAAATATATTCAACATCAAATGTTGCAAGTTGAGAGACTTCAATATCAGAAGTAACACAAGCATCAATTGTATTAACAATTGCGTTAAGCATCTGAGATTGGTCTTGAGATTCCATTGCAATTAATAATACTTTTTGCTCTTTTACAAGAAAAGGTCTATAAGATATTTTTTGCTTTGTAGAGGGTACAGTTAATTGATAGTTAGGAAATTCGTTAATCTTTGGTAGTGCCATAATTTATCATCCTTATATTTTCTTCCAGTTTCTATATGAAAGCTGGATATTAAGCTGAACTAGACCGTCCAGCTCGTTATTTAATTCAATTTGATTCATTGTTGTTGGATAAGCGCCAAGTAGCTTACACTCATAAACTTTACTGTCTGCAGATCTAGTATCTATATCAACATTTAATCCAAAAAACTTATCTATAGGTAATTCTAGAGCTGTACCTCTTTTCAATTGCGCTATAGTAACGTCTCTAGTATACTCATTATTATAACCGATTTCAAAGGTGTTTTGATTTACCACTCTATTTTGCCACTCTTCAAAATATTCTCTTATAGTATAATCATTCATTACATAAAAAGTCATACTAATATCATCAGATACAAATCCGGTAGGCATTTTAATACCTTTAAGTCCAATTAGTCTTTCTTGAGTCATTATTTGACGTCCTGGAAGATTAACGTTTGTGCAAAGAATGTTTAGTTCGCTTGATGTATATTTTCCATCTCCAAATGATGGTAGAATAACTCTAAAAGCATTTGCTCTCGCAAACCCCTGTCCCTTAGCCGCAGCGCCTTTTAATTCATTAATATTCATCCTAACATCCTTCTTGAATCTGCATATACTTTACTACCACTAGACTTCTGCCAATCAGCAAGAGGAAGAAACGTTGCGATCTCCCATTCAGGAGCTGGCACGATAGCAAATCTACTCTTTACATGATCAGTAAGATAATGTTTAAAGCATGGAGCAAAGTATTTTGTACGAGCAGACTTCTTTAGATAGTTATAGTTAACCGCAAATCTAGTCTTCTCATCGTATGCTTTATTACTTGTATTATCTAATAGTACATCTAAGAACTTAGCTCTTAGTACTGGAGGTAAGTAATGTAAGTTCAAACCATAAAAGCCACCAGGAGCTGAATCAACAATGA